ACTGGTCTTTTTCTTAGGACTGGTCTTTTTCTTAGGACTGGTCTTTTTCTTAGGACTGGTCTTTTTCTTAGGACTGGTCTTTTTCTTAGGACTGGTCTTTTTCTTAGGACTGGTCTTTTTCTTTGGTCTTCCTCTCTTAGGAGCACTGTTGTTGTTAGTCATGTCTTCTTCTCTAGATCTCATAGAATCGTTGGTAGTTCTTCTACCAGATCCCGAAGAACTACTGTTGTTAGCCATGTCTTCTTCCCTCATCATGTTTTCTCTTTCCGTTGACATTTTTTCTTGTGTTGGTTTAGATTCTGATCCTCCCATTTTATATTAAAAATAAATATAAAATTTATTAAACTAATTCTATATTACCACAAGCTATCCTTTTTCCGGCATTTCCAGTTATATATTTGTCAATATTTTTTTTGTCATCTAGGTAATCAGGTATCCCCATGTCATCCCTCTCTTCATGTATCACTATACTTCTACCGATAATACATCTTTCATCTTGGCCGAACAGAGATATTTTATGATCCATGAAGTAGGTTTCACAAAAATTATTTTCAACCACAATGTTATTACACAGATCTCCTGTATGTGAATCTCCATACATACCGTCACCATGTTTAGTTCCGTTTTGTGATTCTAAAGACCATTTTGGACCAACATTGAAATGACCCCCAAGTTTATCACAACAGTCCATCACATCACCTTCTGTATCTTCTAATGGTTTTTCATGGATGTGAAATCCGTGAACACCATCAGGTAATCCCTCGATTCTCAAATAAACCATCACAGGTTGACCTTTTTCTCTTTGACTGAATTCTACTTTACCTTTGATAAAACTAGTTGATATTGATTTTTTATTTTCTCCCCATTCTACAGAAGCAATTAACATTTTATAGTATAATATTTATTAATCAGAAACCTTGTTGATTGCAGTTCCATTATCCACACTGAAAACTATCATGAGTATACAAGCAGAAAACCACATGAGCAGTGTGATAAAAAAGGCAGACTTAGCATAAACAGTTAGTAGAAATTCGTTATTATTCTTATTAATACCTTTCTTAAGTTCAAGAACTCTATCTTTCTGATTTCTCCATCTGTCTATTAAGTAGAAAAACCCCCAAATCAAGGGTGTGAGACCCAGTAAAACACAAACTGATATAATTACATCGGAAGACGTTAATGTAGCCATATTTTATACTATCTAAATTCCTTTTTAATTTCAAATTAAAATGGAACTTTATCTGGCATTAATTATTTATTTTGCTTCTCTGGTCACTTTAACATTTATATTTTATAAATTAGCTAATAGAAATATTTTTCCAAGTTTTATTTTATCTTTAGTCATCTCAATGATCATACTGGTAACCATTTATCCTCCTTCAGAAGAAGGTCTCAATAATATTAATTCGGCAACATCAATTTATTATCTGGTCCTTTTTGGCTCTTTCATCATCTTCCTATTGTATATTTTAATTATTTGTGTAAGTGATTACAAAAGAAATAATGATTATTTTGAAGTTTAAATTGCCTAGTTAATAAAATGGACTTGCCCGATGGAATAGATATTGAAGTAATTATTGGTTACTTAATTTTTGCTGTTGTCCTGATAATACTGATTTATTATTTAATAGATGACTCTATCTATATTTACAAACAAAAAAATAAAGTCTCTCCTCTGGTGGTTGAAGGCAGGAGACTGAGAAAATTAATAGAGAGAGACATAGTTAAAAAACAATCCAAAAAGAAACAGAACATATATGAGAGAAAACCAATGCTAATATAAATAAAAATATTTTTATTTATATTTAATAAAATGAGCTCAGATTTATCATCTCAAATACAATCTCTACAAGCAGCCGTTGGAAAATTATCACAAGCTAAAGAAGGTATCAAAGCTAAATTAGGAGAAGTGCCTTTTGGGACTTATCATCTTGGCAAGACAGTATTTTTAGAAGAACCAACGTGGTTCTTTGCCTTCACTATCGTTTACTTCATTGTGACAGGAGCTGCTATATCTTTAGGTATCTATGCTCTGTATCAGTGGTCTCAGGGAAAATTATATAGTGATGAAAATATTAATTTCAGAGAATGGGTATTCTCGGCTATGGGCTTAGCTATTGCTATGCTAATTACAGTTATTATTGTCTATTGGGTATATTTCTTCGATAAAGATAGAAGAGTAGACGATGAAATGATTGAAAGACAAGGTCATGCTTTAATTGCTAGATTCTTGGCTAAAAGAGCCTATGATGTTACTTCCGAAAGAGTTCCTGGAAAATTCAAAGAACTTACTGCTAATCTGGTTGATAAAGCTAATAATGTATTCAATGAAGGACCTAATCCAAAGAAAGGACTTGCTGGTGATGCCGGTAACTTCATTAACATGGGTCTTCAAACACTTAAAGAAGCCGCCAGTCAAAACACAAAATTATTAGAAGGAAAACTCAACCAAGCTGTTAACCAAGCAGTTGGTAAAGCTACAGGAGCATTAAAAGAAAAATTAGGTAATAACGAAGTAGCTAACAAAGCCATTGATACAGTTGTTCAGGCTGGTAGAAATATAATAGAAAATAAAAAGAACGAATTAATACCGGAACCGGTAGCAAAAGAACCCGCTCAAGCAGTCGAAGAACCCGCTCCAGTAGTCGAAGAACCCGCTCCAGTAGTCGAAGAACCCACACCCACAGGATACGCAAATGAAGAAGATGAACTTTACGGAGGCGAATTAGCATTTTCTCCTAAGGTAAAAAGTCTTAGAGGAAAGAGAAAATCTCCGGTCAGGAAAACCAAAAAGAAATCACCTGTCAGAAAAATTAAAAGAAAAACAACACCTGTTAAAAAGAAATCAACAAAACGTAAAAACTAAACTTTTTTCCAAACATAAATAATTCTAGGTCTTTCTAAATCAGAGAAATTAGAAAAACAAATATTACCTTGATAAGACATACCCAAATCTTTAATTTTATTTTTCATATCTTGTACATATTCAATTCTTTTTCCACTTTCAGAAGTATAGTTCTGTATATAAATAGCTAAACTTCCTTTTTCTTTTAAACATTTTACTGATTTTTCCATCGCTGGAAACAAAAAATTATTCTTCCATTTTTCCAAAGTACTAAATTTATTAATACTTTGATTTTTTGAATCTTCATATATTTCCAAATCAAAAAAAGGAGGAGATGTGAAAACTAGATCATATTCATCTTCTTTTATTTTATAGTTTTCAAAACCACTTTTAGCAACACTGTAATTTTTTCTTTTGTCTTTCGATACTAAAGTAGAAATTATCTTTTTATATTTAGGGTGTAAACATTTACTTGGATCCACACCTTGGTAATGACAACCATAAGCTATAGCTCCAATTAATCTATCTCCCCAACCAGAACTAAAATCTAACATTTTTTCTGGTTTAAAATATCTTAAAATCTGTAACACAATTTTAACATCAAAATTATTACATCCTCTGACATGATTATATAAAAAATCTTCAATTTTCCAATAATCATTAGTTTTTGGAACTAACTGTTTAACCTGTTGATATTTTTCTATTGGAGGTAAATTCTTTCTAAAAGAACATTTTACCCTACATTCTTCTGTGAAATAATCCGTCAATTTAGATAGATGATCGGTTTGATAGGATATTTGTATTTTACAATTTTTACGAGGTCTTACTAAAGTGGACTTTAATTTTATTAATTTTTGAAAGTCTTGTTTTATTTTCTCATCATCTGAGTAATTTTTGTAATACGGGTATTCCATTTTATTATAAAACAATTACTCTTTTTTCAAAGAGTAATTTCAACTTATTTTAATTAATCTAGTTTGACATCTTTTACACTTGTCCTCTCCTATTTTATTTTTTCTTTTACATTTAGTACATTTAATAACATATTTATTTGTTGTCTTAGTCTTTTTACCCAAATATTTATTGATATCTTCTTTCACAACCAATAATAAAATATCCATTTTATTTTAATCTTTATTATAATATTTTGGTTAATTAGAACATCTGTCTTCGATTGCTTTTAATAATTCATCCTGATCCTGTCTTAAATTTATTTTGTAATAATCGGAACCACTGAAGTAAATAGTCCATCCTTCTTTTCTACCCCCGCTTAAAATGAAACTTTTCCCTTTATAATTCCTTCTGTTTTCCAAAATGATAGGTTCACAGTACAATACATATTGATATGTCCTGTCTCCGATATTTCCATATTCCGTTAGTTGTTCTGTTTTGTTCTCTGCTTCCAAGATAGCAGATCTCTTATTTTTACACCAATCCATGACTAACCAAAGTATTTTATTATTAATATAGGCACTTTCGTCAGTTCTACATTCTAATTTTTTCCAAATTTCATTCACACAACCAAGTGGAGAATACTTTTGTTTTTTGTAATCTATTAAGATATTTTTTCTGTTTCTTGCTTCTATCCTTCCTATGTCTAATTTTTCGTCTTCGTAATCTTTTATATTGTATGTCCATTTATTTTGGCTTACATTATAAATTATATGAACATGATGTAATCCTGTTCTTGTATCTCTTTTAGGAGTCGAATTAGTTTTTTCCCAACCACAGTATAGATAATAGCCCACTTGTGTCACTTCTTGACTGTTTTTCCTTTCTGGTTTCATTTGACTGACCAGTCCATTATGAATTTCCCAAAAATTAAACAGTCCCTGTATTTCATCTGGGGGAAATTTTTCCTTAGTCTTATCAGATATATCTTTTTCTATTTTCAGTACCCAATCTGGTTTATTTGCCATTTTTATAGTATGATTTATTACTTTCTACATCTTTCATTCAGTTCTGAGAATAAATTAATTTCATTTTTTCTCAAATCTAATCTTTCCCTACTACCATCTGGATATTCTACATACCACCCAGTTGTTCTTTTCCCTTTTAATATAATTTTTTTCCCAGTGTAGCTTGCCATATTTTCTCTGGCTACATTGTCGCAGTACAAAATATATTGATACATTTCTTCTGCCAATTTATCAAACGAAACTGTTCCCCTCTTCCTGGACCACTCTTGGACAATATATAAAAGTTTTCCGTTTATGTAAGAACTTTCATCTGTCTTACATTTTAATTTATTCCATATTTCATCAACACAGCCTACCTCACTGTAATTTTGTTTTCCGTAATTTATCGGTACGTTTCTTCTTGATGTTTTTGGAATTCTACTTATTCCTGGACTACAATCCTTGTCCCCGCAATCTTTAATATTGTAATACCATTTTCTGTCTCTGGTTATGTACATCAAATGAACATGGTGCAGAAAGGCTTCTTCTTTTCTTTTTGCATTTTTAAGATTTTCTGGTTCCCAGCCACACTGCATATAGTAATGTAAATCTCTTCCTTGACTAGCTTCTTTAACAGTTCCGTTATGTATTTCCCAGAAAACAATCATTTCTTTTATTTTTTCAGGTACAGATGTTCTAGTTGGACTAGTTTCTCCTCCAGGGGTCTGATAAGTTCCTTGAAACTGTACATCATTTGGTCTTTTTTGTGGCGGTACATAATTTTCTCTCTTACCAGGAGGTACATAAGACATTTTATAAAAGGTTAAAAATTAGTTTTGTAGTATAATAAAATGTCTTATGAACCCATAATAATAAAGTTAGTTAATAAACCTGATAATTTAATTTTTACTGTTAGAAAGAAAAAAGGAGAACCTAATTTAATAGAATCTTCAAAAAATGAAATCCGGGAAGAAGTAGCAAAATATTATCAGGAGGCAAAAAGTTTAAAACCTTTTGGACAATATAAAAATCCTTACTGGTCAATTATTGAACTTTTACAACCAACTTTCACTAGAAGTAAATATGCCTCAGAAGATTTTTATCATCAATTTTTTCATAGAGAAACAGAATATCTTTACAAAAAATATATACCCTCTAATGTTTATAATGATATAATTTCTAATGATTTGAAAAATTTAGAATTGTATTCAAGATATGTTTCATTAGATCCTAAAAATTTTCTTTTTGTTTCGAATATTTACTATCAAGAAACTGTAGAAGAGTTATATTTTTTCAGAGAAAAAAACTCTGTTTATTCTGATAGGGACTCGGTTGATTATGCTATAGTAGATGATTTTTTATTGGATAAAAGAAGAAAAAGAGATTATCAATATTTAGATGAACTCAAACAAAAATATTCTAATTTTAGATTAATAGAATCTAAAAAGAATATTTGTCATCAACCAGAGTTTGACAATTTGAAAGATAAATACGATGTAATTTATCTGATCCCTGAAATATATTATTGGCCTTTGAAAAAATATAGTTCTTACATTTCCGGACAATTTACCTTCAATTGTTTGATCATTTCACTCAATAAATTAGTCAAAAATGGTACTTTAATTTTTCCGGTCAGAGAAATAAACAATCAAATTACCTTGGATATTATTGGTATTATTAATTATTATTTTAAGAAGGTAGAGATTTTCAAAGGAACGTTGCAACCTAGAAGTTCTTATTTTAAATTTATTGTAGCTCAAAATTTTAAGGGTATTACAAAAAAAGAATATTTAGAACTACTTAATATCTCAAAAAAATGGGATACAATACAACCAGACTGTTTCTCAAAAACAACTAAATTTTCAGAAGATAGATATTATATTAAATCAATACTGAACTACCAAGATAATTTAAGAGAAATCCAAAATTTTGAAATAAAAGAAGATGAAAGAAAATCTCAATTTTTTGTAGATATTGTTAACACCTACAATATATTAAAAAATGGAGGAGACAGAAAATTAAGAGAAATAATTAATAAGAAAATTTTTAACAGTATTGAAATTTTTAAATCTTTAGGAATCTTTGAAAAATTAAATGAATCTAAAATAGAGAAAGATATTTTGAGAGAAGAAGTAGAACTCAAATATGAAACTAATTTATTTAAATTTGTAACGGGAAGTAAAGATTTAACACAACAAATTTATCCCAGAAAAATAAATTTTAATTTGGACAAATTAGATGATTTAACTAACAGACTGAAAATAACAAAGAGATCTTTAGATAATGTATCTGTGTCAGATTATGAAGAAGTTGCTAAAAAAATAAAGAAATTTATTAGTCTTCGTTATGTTTTAGAGAAGAAGTATACACTTACAAAAACAAGTCAGGGTTTTGTTAAGATGTTTGAAATTTTAAAAATATTTAACTTGTTGAAAGTTGGTAGCAAATCTCATAAAACATTTCATCTTTGCGAAGCTCCTGGACAATTTATCATGGCTACTAATCATTATTTAAAAACAGAAACAAATAATGAATTTTTTGATTGGACAGGACAATCTCTGATTGGAAAGAAAGCCTTAGCAGATAATTATAAGTTGATGAAAAAATATCCGGATCACTGGGATTTTGGAGAAGACAAAAAAGGAGATGTTACTAGTTTAGAAAATATTAAATATTACGGAAATAAATATAATGATGTAGAT